CAGATGAATGCACCTCGTTTCCGTGGCTGGTCGGTGTCCGGCTATCAGACAACCTCGAATCATCTCCGGCACACACTGATCCCGCTTCTGTGCCTACGTCCAAGTACGCAGCTCCACCAAGCCCCAACAGAGTTTTTATCTCTGCAATGGTTTTGACCGCCCAGGTGTTAGCTGCCGAAGAGACGAGAAAGAGGTTTGCTGCTGTTGCAAGAGTTTTCTGCAGGAAACTAGACGGACCGGTACCTGAATCAACGATTGAACCACCGGAAGTCCCGGAGAATGCGGGGAAGTTGCCATCTATTGAACTGGTAGGACCAACTACCACACCTTCAGTAGTTGCACCAATTACAGACCAGTTCGCTCCAACTGTTGCATGGTCTCCGGATGCAGTAGAATTTACTGAGCATATGATCAAATCCCCGACCGCTACTGATGGTCCGGATGCTCCGCCTATCTTTCCGGCTGCGGATACTTTGTACGTGTCTCCTGCATCTGCTGCTGGGTAATTCGGATTAGTTGAACAGTTTATGGCGCCTTTGTATACCAGGGCATCCGCATCTATTGGATCTCCCCAAGTTACGTTAAAATTAGTTCCATCAACTTTCTTGATAATCTGGCCTTCTGTTCCACCTGAGGGTAAACCCCGGTTCCCAGCCGCCACATCACCGGAAGCCGTGCCTACATCCAGGTATGCAGCCGAACCAAGACCAAGTATTGTTTTTACTTCAGCCAGGGTTTTCTTAACAAATGCCCCTGCACCTGAAGCAACGAGCATATCATTTTCAGCAGTTGCCAGTGAGTGCAATATCCGGCCTTTTATCTGCGAGACAATTGTATTGTAGTCTGATGCATACAGTATGTCTTCGTCGTCGGTTTTTTTATCATCCCATGCCATGGTTTATGCCTTCTTTATCGTGATCAGTTTATCCCGCCGGGTTCCGCGTTCACGAAACGCAAAATTACCCAGGTATTTAGAATCAGGAACCGTTTCAATGGTGGAAATATAATCTAGCAAAGCGGTATGGGTTGACGTTTCACAATAGGTAGTTAAACCGCCGGAATCACCGAATACCGCCTGGCCAAAAACAGCATGCCCGAAAACGGCAGAAGTGCCCATGCAATACTATGTTGTCACAATATTATTTAGCTGCAACTTCAGGCAGTTTGTATATTGACCACGAACGAAAAAAATTAACAGACCTGTTTTAACTGGTGCTCAACCGCTTCACGGGCAACTTGCAGGATCTCTTCCATGGTCAGGCCAGCCGCTCGGGCTTTCTGCACAGTCTCGGCTCTGACCCGGATCGTGAGTGTGAGGGATTTGCCGGCCTCACGGTACACAAACGACCGGACCGACCTCCAGGACCTGTACCCGTTGTTGTCCTGAGGAAACCGTTTCCCGAGTTCCTGGGCGATCATACCGTTACTCATTTTCCCCGAGTTGTCACGAATAAACTGTTTCTCGTCCTCGCTGAACGGTTGACCTGATGCCATCAGTAATCCTCCGGGCCGCGTGAGGCTGAAATTGCGCATCGGCAGTTCGGATGTACGGGAATCGCCGGGCACTCGTCTATTTTGAAGATCTTGCCGTCCATGGCCTCACACCCAATAACTACCGACCCGTCAGGCAGTTCGATCGGTGGCCCGTCCTCCTCGGTGCAGGTCCGGTCGTCATAACTGGTCAGCCATTTGACGTATTCGATCCCGACCTCACGGTATGACTCTTTCGCCCCCTCGTTGAGTGCATACATAGACTCTGTCCGGGCGATCATTTCCGCCCGGTTCTTGTCATACCCAAGATCAACGAGTTGGTCCCGGATCGTCCATATGTCTACGCCTTGCGTCAACCCGTCGGTTAAAACGGCCATCATTTTTTTTCGTGTGTCATCTACCAGCCCCTCAAAATACGACAGGTTCCGTTCAATCAGGGCAGCAAGGGCTTTTGGGTTTACCGGGACTTTAGGTTTTGACATGCTTTAGTTGCAGTTGTGCGAATTTCCCGCCCTGTTTTGTCGCGAGGGTCACGTATTTTTCTGCGAGCGGTCTGAATATGGTGGTAATGGCGTTGGTCTTGTATTCGTCGAGTTGTTCTCGCATCTGTTCCAGGTTGTCGGCATGTTCAACCATGAGATCAACCATGCCGGCCTGGTATTGTTTCATCGCTTTTTGCAGATCCCGGGCGTATTTGTTTGAGATCCATTCTGATTGAGTCGGATCACGTTTTGTCTTCTTTGCCATGTAACCCCAGGGCTTTATTGAGGATCGTTTTCGCTGCTGATTCGTCGATCAGGTGTTCAGGGTCCATGTCGTTGCTGGCTATGGCGTCAACGACCAGCTGAGCTTTCTGCAGCATCTGGTCCTGGTTGCCTGACTCAAGTTCTGCCAGTTCAGCGTCGGTGAGCTCAGACAGGGCCAGCCCGAGATCCATGTACATGGACCGGGCTTCGGCCAGGGTGATCCGGCCGTTGGTCTGGGCTGAATCAAGTGCTTTCAGCAGAAACTCTGATCTGTCGAGCGACGGCAATGGAATCTCTACCTGGACCGAATACCCGTCAAAAGCGTTCGGGGCGAAATAGTCTGACAGGATCATCTCAGCGGCTTCGGCCAGCCAGGCATGGGACCCGGAAATGAACGCCTGGTACATCTGCCACTCGGCGATGGCGTTGTTACCGATGAGCCCGCCCTCTTTGCGGATGCTGCTCGACGGGCTGAAATGGTCAATAATCAGGTTTTGCAGGACGCCTATGGTCTCAATGGCGGACGACGTTTCCGAGATCGGCGGGGCGACGACCTCCATGTTTTCTCGGAGCTGGTACGCGGTGCCTTTGCTCAGGTTCCGCAGTATTTTCTGGGCGTAGGCTTTGTCATCCTTCTTCGGGTTCGTAACCTTGATGAAAAACCGCCCGCCTGCACCAAGCAGGTTGACTTTCTGCATCTGTGCCCCCCATGCAAAGTCCAACATAGTAATAATAGGAATAACCGGCAGGACCAGCGGGCTACCCCCGAACTCACCGGACAGCGGGTCCGTGACCATGGTGACGTTATGCAGTTGCCTGATCTTGCCAGCCGACTGTCTCTGCCAGAACTCGAGCTCGTTCGTGTCAGTATTGAAAATAATCCCCGGTAGGATCGTGTTTCGGATCGCTGCATATGACCCCCCGGGCGATGAGAACGATTCAGGGGGGAGTATGTTGAGTTTTGTGAGCCGGTACTCGTTGCCGACATATTCCCAGACCGGGTTATGAATCGACGGCCCCCATTCAGCGGTGTTCCGCCACACCCGCTGAAGTTTGTACCAGAGCCTGACGTCAGGGGCATCGGCCATTTTAGTGAGCGTGGTTGAGAGGTCCGGGTCTACGTCGCCGTCCCGGTTGAGGGCTTTGATGATCAACCGTTTGTTAAACAGCAATCGCTGGATCCTGTCCAGAGCGCCTTTCAGGTAAATGTTCTTCCGGTATTTGTTGATGAGATCCGCGTCGATCTTTGGAGCGGTGTACCATCTGCCTGACGAGTCCAGGTATATGGTCCCTTCTTCCGGCCGTTCTTCTGGTTTGTTCGGTGTCGGTTCTTTGTTCCGGATCGATCGGTGATCCCCTAGTTTGCCCACTTGTGATCTCATGTTAATCCCGGTATTCCTCCATGCCAGCCGAGATCCGGTATGTCTGCCAGGTCTCCGAGTGCCTCGTCTGGGGTTGGTTCGTCGCCTCGTTCATAGTCGCGGCCGGCAAAGACCAACATAACCGCGTCGGCCTTGTCAGGGCTTTTCAGCCCCCGCTTTTTCATTTCGTCTTTACTCTCGATCAATACCTGGCCACGGCTGTTGATCTTATACCTGATGTTTGCCAGCTGAGAGATGAGTTCGTCGTCGTCAGGGATTGAGATGGCAGCAGTAACCGGATCAAACCGTTCCCGAAGCCCCCAATACCATTCGGCCCGAGCGTTCACAAACTGGTCACGATCGGACGGCTGCCCCCCTGCCTGCATTTCTAATACGGCAAAATCCTGTTCGTTCAGTCGGTCGTACACACCGGCACCAATACCGACCGAATCGATCTTTGTCATGGTGGCACCAGTGCTCCGGATCGCCTGTATTACCTGGCCGGTGAGTTCCATAAGATCACTTTTCTGAATGGTTTTCAGGATCTCTACCACCGGGCCTTTTCGTTTGACAATCACCGACTGGTCTGACCCATACCGGGCAACATCCACCCCAAGCTCCGTCGGTCCTGATGCTGCCAAATCACGGCCGACTGCGGCCTCTACCCAGTGCAGCGGGATGAGCGTGTCGTCTGACTGTTCGGGGAACTGTGCCAGGACCTTTGACCGGTATAATGGCGAGTCTGTTGTCCAGCCTCGTTTTACCTGTTCGGCAACCCACCGGGGCGTCACTAGGTATGGAGCAGGAAGATCATTTGTGATCTTTTCTTCCCAGGTATTTGATACAATATCCTGTTCTGTTATACCAAACTTAGTGAAGTTTGGGGAATCAAACGCAGAAATAGAGATCTTGCTGGTCCCGGCAGTTCTGAACTCTCGGGCAAACCTGCCGGACGGGTTGGTAGGGTTGCCGATCATCAGGAGTCTGGACTCGTCAGACGTGAGCACACCGTCGATCCCCTCGTAAATTTCTTCACTGACACCAGACGCTTCGTCTACGACAACAAGTAAATGAGTCTCATGGAACCCCTGAAACCGGTCCGGGTCGTAGTCTGGAGCGGTGAACCCCCAGGCAAACCAGTTTGGCTCTAATTTTAGTTCCTGGGTGAGTAACTGGCCGCCAAGCGGGTACCTTGCCCGCTG